TGGGCTCAGGTGCTGAGAAGACAATAGCAGCTATGGCTATACGGCTTGCTCTTATTGAGATAACGAACTTACCCAAGTCTACTTTGTTTATAATGGATGAGCCTGCCACAGCACTAGACCAAGAACATATGGAAGGCTTTGTTCGTTTAATTGACATGATAAAAGATAAGTTTAAGACGGTGTTGTTAATCTCTCACCTTGATGTTTTAAAAGATTGTGTTGACAAAACAATTGACATACAAAAAGTTGGTGGTTATGCTAAAGTAAACTGCTAAATCTATTTTTAAAGCCTATTTAGTGTAAAACCTATTTAGGCTTTATTTTATGGAGAAGATAAATGAAAATAACTAACGAACAATTACGACGTATTATTAAGGAAGAGATTGAAGCTGTTTTTCAAGAAGCCAGAGATCTAGATGGAAAATACGAAAGAAAACCATTTGCCGGTACAGATGGGCCCATGTCTATGGAATTTGGTAACGACACTGGAAACCTTGTGCTAATAAATTTTGGAATAAAAGAAGGGCTTCCACAAGATTTTGTAAGTATAAAGTTAAGTGACATAGAAAATAATTTTCGTGACGCTCTTACTTCAGCACCCATAAGTGAAAAGCAAGTGAACAACTACATGAAATCTTATAAAGATAATATGATTAATTACAATATTATGACTGGTGATGCGTGGCACCATGGACTTACAGATGAACTTGTAAAAAAGCTTGGTGCAAACTGGGACACCATACTTGATAGAGACCTTCTGTGGAACAAACTTACTCAGCGAGGGGGACGTGTTTCCACTGGAGGAGGCAAAGGAGTTAGGAATCTTATAAATAGAGAGATGCTACCCGATGGAGCTAGTCTTGAAGGTGATCAAACGACACAAGGCGATCGTGTTACTGTTGATGAGCCAACAATGGAGTAATAGCAATGACAAGAGAAGAATTTTTAGAAGCAGGAGAAAAAATGGAACAAGAAAGAAAAGAAAAGCTAAAACAACAATTGTATCTTGACAACAAACAAAAAGGTATTCTTGATGCTCTACAAGAGAAAGCGATCTCTCGTAAGCTACTTGTGTTTGTATCAGCAACAGCTTTGTTGTGGAATGCACAACTAGACCCTGAAACTTGGGGAATGATTGCAATGATGTATATCGGTGGACAAACCGCTGTTGACTTTGCCAAAATGTGGCGACACGGTGGTTAGTTATGATCTGGTTGTACAAAGCAAAGAATTGGATTGTAGCTCATAAGAACTGGTTGATTCTTATGGGTTTGTTCATTTTGTCTTATGTGCTTGGAAGACGATCAAATCAAAACTATTTGGAAATGGCAAACTTAGCCAAAGACCAATACAAAAAAGAGAACGAAGAACTTGAGCGTTTACAAAAAGCAAAACAAGTTAGAGACAAACGAGCAGAACAAAAAGCCAAAGCTGTAAAAATTGCTCTTGAAGCTGAGAAAGAAAAAAGATTAGAAAAATTAGAAGAACAAAAGGCTAATCCTGATGATGTCTTTGAAGATCTAGGGATAACAAAAAAATGATCTTCTTACTATCCCTAGCATTTGCAGAAGCACCTGAATATACCTATCTTGAAAGAGGAATGGAAGCTCCGTTTTCTGGTCGTTTGTTTAACGACACAGCATCACAAGTATTAGCAGATCAGATAGCAGACGCAACAGACAGATGTCAAATAGAAATGGATTACCAGATTGGTGTGCTTCTTGCAGAGAAAGAACAAGAAATAAACAAACTTAAGTCTCAACATAAACTTGACAAAGGAACACTTGAAGCAAAAGTCCAAGCTTTGGAAACAAGAATTGAAGGCTTAGAAAAAATAAAAACACCACCAAAAAAGAAATTTTGGTTTTCTTTTGGACTAATTACTGGAGTAGGAATTACTATAATAATAGCACAAGCGGTGAACTAATGAAAAACAAAGACCCAAACTACGTTGTAAAAGTAGAAAAAGCAATTGCAGAAAAGTACGGTCAAGAAACAATCGAGAATCCAAAATCTCACTGGACTGATGAAAAAGAGAAAAAATACGTAAAGCAACTAAAAGATCTTTACAAGACTTCAGACAAAAAAGACGACTTCCAAGTTGACATTGGTGGCGTTTTTATTGCAGAGAAACTAATTACGAAAGAATCTGAGCGTTCTTGTCCTGTTTGCAATACTTATTCATTTAAATCAAGAGACGATGTCTATATGGCAAAATTTAATTGTTGTGAAAAATGTTACATCCAATGGATCGAAGGTCGTGAAGAACGATGGCTAAAAGGATGGAGACCAAATGAAAATAACTAGTGAACAATTAAGACGAATCATAAAAGAAGAAATTGAACATGTTTTGGATGAAGCAGCTGGTCAAGAAATGAAAGAAAAAGCAACTCTCTCATTTAGCTTCAAGCCAACGGCTTATGTTTACCAAAAAAATCCAAACCTTAAAGGAATAGAAGGTAGCGAAGACACATCTTTCCACTCGGATCATATTATAATGGCAGCTAGAGAGCCGTTTATAGTTACATTTTCTTCTGCTCTTGCTGATAAAAAAACTTATGATAGTGTTAACCATTCTGAAATATACAATACTATATACAATGCATACAAAGCTATGAGAGAAAAAGGCTTCAATTATAAAGACGCAAGATATCAAAAATTGCAAGATTTAGTTTATGCTGGTGAGTTTGGAAATGTTTTTAAAAAAACAGGAGATCCTGAAGAAGATAAAGATACCTATTCACTAACACCAGAAAGTTTTGAATTTCAAGAAGTCATAGGATTAAATAGAAGAAGATTTAATTTACCAACCTACGATGGAATATATAACGAGGAGGAAGATATGTACGAAGACATTCCAGTTATACCCAGAAAAGGCCAAGAAGACAAAAAAATAGAGCAAATTATGAAAAAATATGGACCACAAAACACAGGAGATACCAATGAGTAACACAACACTAGAAATTATACAAGGGCTTGCTCAAGCAGCCGCAAATGTTTATGACGGAGCTCATGACAAAAGATTCTCCTTTGATGGAGAAGAACGTACAATGGGCTTAAAAAGAGAAGAAGGATGTGCCTTAATGGACAAACGAGTTATGGACGGATTTAAAGTTCGCTTTTATGGAGATTCCATGATTCTTTCTTATCAGTCAGATATTCTTCTTAAAGAAGTTTATAAAGGTGGCTTTGAACAAGACATAGAGTCTATGCTAAATGATATCAAAAAGTTTCTTCAAAAAGAATACAGAAAGGTTACAGGTAAATCAGTATCACTCACAGCTAAAAGTGAACCAAGTATTTTAGTCCAGTCAACATCAAGAATTCGCTCTTTTGTTGAAGCTAACCAACACTTTAAGATTGGAGGAGTTGAGTCAATGCCTATTCTTGAACCTTCGATTGATCAAACAAGAGATGTTACAAGAAAGTTTTTAGAACAATTCTCAGACAAACGTCCTCCAAATGATAAGCGTAAAAAAGGAGCAAATCAAAAATGAAAATTACAAATGAACAATTAAAACAAATTATAAAAGAAGAATTGGAAAACTCAATAAATGAAGTTCGAAACTTCAATCAGATAACTGTCGTCAATAAAATAATAAAGAAAATTGATGGGAAAGATGCACGTTTGCTACGACAAATGATTGAAAATGAATCTGATGAATATATAGAAGTATATAAAGCAATTCTTAATGTATTAGAAAAAAGGAGCGAATAAAAAATGAAAATCACAAATGAACAATTGAAACAAATTATTAAAGAAGAATTAGATAATTTGATGAATGAGTATATAGATGATACAAACGAACACATACCTCTCAGTGTTAACCAAAATATGCGACCAGAAGAAACAAATCAATATAAAGATTTAGCACCTGGACAGTTTAAGTTTGTTGGTAAGAACAAATTAATAGCGAGAGGATTTGATGGCAAAAACTATTTTGCTTACAATAACACACCAGGCGGAGATCATGCAACAGAATCTCAACAAAAACTACTAGCAATGGGTTACGAAAGAATTTGACCCAACTGCTGCTTTTTAACATTAACAAGGAAACCAAAAAAATGAAAATTACAAACAATAAGTTGAAACAAATTATTAAAGAAGAGCTAGAGAGCGTTATGACAGAGATGGAAGAAATGTTACCTAGAGACAAAGTTTATGATGCAATGGATGAAATACCAGATGATGGTGGTTCAAGTTCTATGGACTCTCCTGGTGCAAGATTAAAACTAGAGTTAGAAATGATACTTGAAGCTATTGACGACAAAGAAGAATTAAGAAGACTATCTGCTATTGTTCAAGAAAGAGCAGCTGTTAATTTACTTTCCTCTCTTGGTTTTGAAGATGGTGAGTATCAAGGACTTTAATAGGAGCATATGTCTCTAAAACTTTCAAAACAAGAAATAATAAAAGAAATCCTTAAGTGTGGAAAAGATCCATTATACTTTATAAATAATTATTGTAGGATCTCTCACCCTCTTAAGGGTTTGATTCCTTTTAATACTTATCCTTATCAAGACGATCTTGTAAAAGATTTTAACGACTATCGTTTTACAGTCATTCTCAAAGCAAGACAGCTGGGTATTTCAACAATCTCAGCTGCTTATGCTGTGTGGTTTATGTTGTTTCACAAAGAAAAGAACATACTTGTTATGGCAACGAAGTTTGGAACAGCAGCAAACTTAGTAAAGAAAGTAAAAATGGTAATGAAGAATCTACCAAAATGGATGCAGGTTGCAACTATAGTAATCGACAATAGAACTTCTTTTGAATTATCAAATGGATCATCGATAAAGGCTGTTGGGACATCAGCAGATGCTGGTCGTTCAGAAGCTCTGTCTTTACTGATTATAGACGAGGCAGCACACGTTGATGGGCTTGATGATCTGTGGGCAGGTCTTTATCCCACTCTATCAACAGGGGGCCGCTGTATAGCTTTATCAACACCTATGGGTGTCGGTAATTGGTTTCACAGAACCTACATAGATTCAGAAAATGGGGACAATGAGTTTCACCCTGTGTCTTTACCTTGGCATGTACATCCTGAACGTGATCAAGCTTGGTTTGAGAAAGAAACAAAAAACATGTCTCGAAGACAAATAGCACAAGAACTTGAGTGTAATTTTAATACGTCTGGAGAAACTGTTATACATCCTGATGACATACACTGGTTGTTTGAAAACCAACAAGAGCCAGAGTACAAAACTGGGTGGGATAGAAATCTTTGGATATGGGAAAAATATCAAGAAGGTGTACCATATCTCCTTGTTGCTGATGTTGCAAGAGGTGATGGAGCGGATTCCTCTGTGTTTCATATTCTTAGGACAGATACAATGGAAGTTGTTGCTGAATATCAGGGCAAACCTACTATGGACCACTTCGCTAAGATCTTAAATGATGCTGGTAAAGAATATGGTAATTGCCTTATGGTCATTGAAAATGTTGGTATTGGTATTGCTGCTTGTGAAAAAGTTAGAGACCTAGGGTATCCAAATCTTTATTATTCAATTAAGTCAACTCATGAGTATGTTGACTCTCTTGAAGGTGAGTATAATAACAGAGCAGTTATAGGGTTTACTACCTCTATGAAAACAAGACCTCTTATTGTTGCAAAGCTTGAAGAATATATAAGAAACAAATTGGTCAAACCAAAGTCCTCTCGCTTGTTTCATGAAACTAAAACATTTATTTGGAACAATGGTAAACCCCAAGCTATGCGATCATATCACGATGACTTAATTATGGCTCTTGCGATTGCTTGTTGGGTTAGAGATACAGCTCTTGAAGTTTCTGAGAAAGATAAGCTATATCAAGAAGCTATGATCTCTTCAATCAAGTCTTCTCAAACAACTATGAATACGTCTATTAAAGGTATGAGAGGCTACACAGGAACCAAAACACAAGAGGCTTTTGAGGATTTTGAAAAAACATATAAAGACTTTGCTTGGATTTTCAAAGGATAGCTTGACAATCTAATTACTTTATGCTACAATAGAACTATTTATTACGAAAAGGATATGCTATGGCAAAATATAAAAAGTCGCCTTATAATCCACAATCAGATTTATTTAAGGCTTTAACCAAACTATTTTCTGGTCCGATAACACAACGTAGGACACAAACAGGTCGTATGTTGCGTAGACGACAACTAGATAGTTACGCTACAAAATTTAAATCAGCCACAGGTGCTCAGTTTAAAAAATGGGAATATAACCCAATAAACTCTGTTACTCTTAACATGATTTCTAATAGAAACAGAGCAGAGCGTTATGTGGACTTTGATGAAATGGAATATATGCCAGAGATAGCATCTTCCTTAGATATATATGCTGATGAAATGACAACACATACACAGCTTCGACCAATGCTTAATATTAAGTGTGCTAATGAAGAAATAAAACATATTCTTCATAATTTGTACCATAACGTTCTTAATATCGAACACAATCTTTTTGGTTGGGCTAGAACTATGTGTAAGTACGGTGATTTCTTTCTCTATCTTGATATCGATGAAGATATGGGAATCCGATCTGCGATTGGTTTACCAACAAGAGAGATTGAGCGTCTCGAGGGAGAGGACCAAAGTAATCCAAATTACGTTCAATACCAGTGGAATACAGCGGGACTAACTCTGGAGAATTGGCAAGTTGCCCACTTCAGAATCCTTGGTAATGATAAGCATGCTCCTTACGGAACATCAGTCCTCGAAGCTTGCAGACGCATTCATCGTCAGCTTATATTGCTAGAAGATGCTATGATGGCTTATCGCATTGTTCGTGCTCCTGAGCGTCGTTTATTTAAAATTGATGTTGGTGGTATACCTCCACAAGAAGTTGAACAATATATGCAGAAAGTAATGACACAATTAAAAAGACACTCTGTCGTTGACCCAAAGACTGGTCGTGTTGATCTTCGTTACAACCCTTTATCAATTGAAGAGGATTATTACATTCCAATTCGTGGAGGACAATCTGCAACAGACATCTCAAGCCTTCCTGGTGCTTCATATAATGGCGGTATAGACGATGTTAAATACCTCAGAGACAAATTATTTGCTGCTTTAAAAATACCTCAGTCTTATCTAACAATGGGAGAAGGAGCAACTGAGGACAAGGCAACTTTAGCACAAAAAGATATACGTTTTGCTAGAACTATACAAAGATTACAGAGAGTAGCCATAGCAGAATTAGAAAAGATTGGGATCATCCATCTTTATACGCTTGGTTATAGAAACGATGATTTGTTAACTTTTACTCTTCAATTAAATAATCCTTCAAAAATTGCTGAGTTACAAGAACTTGAACATTGGGACAAAAAGTTTCAAGTTGCAGGAAATGCAACAGAAGGATATTTTTCAAAACGTTGGATTTCAGAAAACATGTTCGGAATGGATGAAGGTGAGTTTCTCCGTAATCAAAGAGAAATGTTCTTTGATAAGAAATTTTCTGGTAAGCTTGAAGCAGCAAAAGCTGATGACGGCGGTGCACCAGCACCAGCAGGTGCTGCAACTCCCTCTCCACCTACCGGTGGCGGCGGTGGTGGACTCGATCTTGGTGGCGGAGGCGAAACTACTCCTTCTCCTCCAGCAGGAGGTACAGGCGGTGGAGACACCGGTGGAGGTGATGTCGGCGGCGATAAAGGGGGTGACACTGATCTGCTCGCCGAACCCTCTGCGAATAGAGATGACACACCTGACTATGTTGATATTCCAAGAAAGAAAGGATTTAAAAACCCTGATACTAGACGAGGACCATACAAACGTCATAAGTCCTCTTATGATAAGGGTGCAGGCAAAAAAGAGATGCTTGCAGCTGCAAGTATAGAAACATCTCGCTCAACAGCCCGTAATCTTCACAAAGGATATGTTGGAAACGAATATTCTCTTTCTCAAGCCAAAGGCGGATATGTTACAGAGGAACAAAAATTAGAGACTGTTTCTCGAGAAGTCGAGATGCTTATTGAATCATTGAATAAAAAGGAGATCAAAGATGAAACATAATAAGAAAAGAAATACCGCTTTTCTTTACGAATGCCTAATCAAAGAAATGACAAAGGCCGTTGTAAGAGGAGAGTTTCAAAAAAAACAACAAATTGTTGAGACACTTAAAAGATACTTCTCAAAAGGAAAACCTCTTTACAACGACCTCCAACTGTACAAACAACTAATGGAACCTCAAAAACTTGAGGAATCTCTTGGACTTCGTTACATGAAAGAAGTAAAAGAAGATTGGGAAGCTTTGGATAGAAAACAAATCTTTAATGAACAAACTAGTTTAATTAAAGAGTTTAATCAGAATCTTCCAGAGGCATTTGGTAATTTTATTCCCAATTATAAATCAATAGCAACAGTTGGCCAGTATTTCAATTCTAATGGCCTTAAAGCTAAGACCCGTCTGTTGATAGAGGAGAAGCTTAAGACCCTTGTTATTTCTAATCCTCGTGTCATTAAAGAGGACAATTTAAAGACGGTTGATGCTTTAACTTATAAGACATTTGTTTCTAAGTTCAATGACACATATAAAGAGTCTTTGTTAAAAGAACAAAGAGAACTTTTAACTAACTATATTACATCGTTTTCTGATAATGGTCTTGGTCTTAAAATGTTCATGAATGAAGAAATTGGTAGACTAAAAGAACAATGCGAAAACCTAAGCGAAGGCAAATGGTCTGATAAAATAAAACTAGTTAAAGAAAAGCTTGAAGATTTTAAAAATAAACCTTTGACTGAGGAAGTAGTCAAAGATATTTTCCATATACAACAACTTTTATCGGAGATCAAATAAATGTATAAACCACCACAAAACATTATTAGTGAAATTCTGGAAGAAGATATAGGGATTGATATTCAAACACCGACTGCCATAGATATAAAGCCCAAACCAGAAGAAAGAGATCTTGACATAAAAATCCAAGGCGACAGAGAAGTTAAAATTAAACCACAAGTTTCTATAGATATAGTTAACAACAACAAGAGAAAAACGACATTTGAATTGAATGTGCGTAGCTCTTTAAACGGCGACTTACTTATATTTGATCATGCTGATATAGACATTGTTCTTATGGTTGAGAAAAAGAAATTGGTTGCTTTTCCTAAAGACTTAATGTCTGAAGTTGTTTACGGAGCCGAATCTCGTTTGATGGAATGGATGAGAAAAAATGGAATCATTGAGTATGATTCAATCCAAGGTGGCAATATTTATGGCTCTCTTGAAGGTAAAATACACGAATCAAAAGAAAGAGACCCAATTAAGTCTACTATATATCAGCTATCAGAATGGATAAAATCTGAAGCTCCATCATCTAAAATGAAGAAAGGACATGACGATATGATGCAAGATGCTCAACTAGAGCCCGATGCAGAGAACCACACAGAATTAGGTGAAGTACCCCATGCTGAAGAAAAAGGTTCCATTGTTCAGAATAGTCTTTTTGCACCATATCTTTATGGAAGATATACATACTAGGGGTCTAATGCTTAATTTTATTCTTGCCGCTTATGGCTTAACATTTATTCTTGTTTACGGCAAGATATTTGAAGATATTCGTCCTAAGAAAGATTACACAAAAAAATGGAACACACTTTTTCACTGTCCTTTGTGTGTAGGCTTTTGGGTTGGTTGCTTTTTATTTTGCATTAACAAGTGGACAGAACTATTTACATTTGATTATACAATCGCTAATTTCTTTATTTGTGGTTGGATTTCTGCTGGAACATCATATTTAATTTCTATGTTGGTTGATGACTTCGGCTTTCGCGTTTCAAAAATTGGAGATAAAGATGAATAAAAAATGGATGCTACAACCAGTTCGTCGTTGCTGTTCAGGCAGCTGACTCAAGCGGGTTGCGCCCGCTAACAACAAAGGAGAGAAAACAAATGAATTTAACAAATCAACAACTTCAACAAATCATAAAAGAAGAACTTGACACAATAATGTCCGAAAGAATGGGTTCAGATGAGGGAACTTTTATAGCAGCTTATAGGGCACACCTTATGAATCAAGGTGAGCAAGATGTAACAGTAGCTACCACAGCTGCGGAGCAGGCTCTTGAAGTATTAAAAAACACAGATCCTATATTCATTGAAGCTGCAATAGACTTTATAAGTTCTAAGAATGTACAAGCTCGTGAGGATTATGTCGCTAATAATCCATCATCACCGAGAAAACAATATCGTCCACCTCCAGTAGGTCCTTCTCCATTTGAGCGAAGACCGGAGTTAAGTTTAGGAGACGAATAATGTCAAAACAATTATTAACAGAATTTTTTGAATTATGTCCTGATGGACGTTGCCTTGATCGTTTAAGCGAAGCTCAAAAACGTGAGGTAATCCAAGAGGGAGCTGTTTATCTTGTTGGAAGAATACAAACAGCAGACAAAAAGAATGGCAACGGACGTGTTTATCCAGAGAAAGTTCTTAAAAAAGAAATGGAAAATTATAAAAAAGTTGTATCTGATGGAAGAGCTACAGGAGAACTAGATCACCCTGATGATTCAGTTATCAATCTTAAGAATGTTTCACATATGATTACTGATTGCTGGTGGGAAGGTAAAGATGTTATGGGTAAAATAAAAGTACTTGACACACCTTCTGGTCGTATTCTTAAAGATTTGATTAATGCTGGTGTTAAGCTTGGCATTTCTTCCCGTGGTCTTGGTTCTGTTAAAGAATCAATGGGTGAAACTATTGTTGAAGAAGATTTTCAACTAATTTGTTTTGATATCGTAGCTGAGCCTTCAACACCAAATGCTTATGTCTATCCAAAGAATAGCAAACCTGGTATAAACAGAGGTGCTGTAAAGTTTAAAATTGCCGAGGGTAAAGAAAACCAAATTGACAATCTATTTAATAAGATCTTGAGGGACTAATGAATAAGCAAGAATTAAAAAAAATCTTAAAACCACTAATAAAAGAGTGCATTAAAGAAGTAATCTTCGAAGATGGTACTCTTTCTTCAATTATTAGTGAAGTTGTTAAAGGTGTTGGAGAACCAATTGTTGAAACAAGACAAAGGTTTCCAAAAAAACAACAACCGCAATATGAAACAGACGAACAAGCTAGAGCCAGACTTGATGCTAAAAGAAAAAAAATGAGTGAAGCTGTTGGTAAAGACGCTTACAATGGTGTTAACCTTTTTGAAGGCACAACACCAGCTCCAGCTCCAAAAGAATCAAGTCAAGGTGCCTTATCTGATGTTGATCCAAGGGATCCTGGTGTTGATATCTCATCATTCATGGGCAAGTCTTCTCTTATATGGCAAAAAATGGCAGGTAAAGATGGCAAATAATTACACTTATCGTGTTAGAAAAAAAGACAATATTGACAGAGTCATCAAACGTTTTATTAAAAAATGTAAAAAACTTGGTATCATTGATGAAATAAAAGATCGTCAACATTATACAAAGCCCTCGGAGAAAAGACGAAGAGCTAAAGAGCGAGCAATTCGCAGAAGAATAAAAGAAGAGAAAAAACGAAGAAAATAGACTATTTACAATAGTTTTTAAGGAGTTATCAATGTCAACATATAAATATAATACTTGGGGTCGAACAAGAAGACCCAAAGGAGCATCGGGAGAAGACCGTAATTTAATAACAGGGTCAACACTGGCAGCTCTTAATGGACTAGAAGTATCAAATTTTAATGCCTCTAACGGATGTTACAGAACGGAAAACCAAAGATATGCACATATCGCTTGCTCAGGAAGCTCTACAGTTACTAATATGTTTGCATATAATTATGCAATGGGCTTCTGGCATGAATTAAAAACTGTAAATCCAGCTGATGGTTCTAGAGACTCAATTGCTGTGGGAAACAACGAACATATTATTGTAGACATAAACGGGGCAGATTGGGTAGCAATTACTAGTGGAAGCCTGTCTGTTGTAAGCATGGCGTTTAGCACATTTTAAGAGGTATAGATGGGTGAATTTGGTTGGGCATACATTAGTGGAAGTGATTTATCCGCAGCACAAGGAACAGATGGGTCTGTTCAAGTAAGAAAAATCGGAGGGACCGCTTTCAGTGGTTCCGAATCCTTAACATATGACGCAAATAATAATTTAAGAGTTACAGGCTCAGTTCTTGTACAAGGAAGAATCTCAGCTTCGGCTGAGATTTCTGCGTCTGCTTTTTGGGGAGATGGATCAAACCTATCAGGTATAGGTTCTGGTCTTAGTATTTCGTCAGATGGTGCTAATAGAGTCTTAACATCTGATGGTGATAACACTCTCACAGCAGAAGCAAATCTAGTTTTTGATGGATCGACTCTAACGTTGTCCGGTGACTTAAGTGCATCTGTAAATGTTTCAGCTTCTGCTTATTATGGCGATGGTTCTAATCTTTCTGGTATAACCTCAGTTAATATAGCTAATGATGGAGCAAATAGAATCTTAACAGCTGATGGCGATGGAACCATGTCAGCTGAGTCAAGCTTGACTTTTGATGGAACAACAATGAACTTAACAGGAACTCTAAATGTTTCTGGTACCATCAATGCTAACCAATTAAACATAAATGTTGAAAATAGAAGTGTTACTAATATATCTGTTACTGGTTCAACTAAGTTTGGCGACTCAGCTGATGACACACATGAGTTTACTGGATCTTTAATAGTCACCTCAGATCTTACCTCTTCGTATAATATTTCTGCATCTCATTTTCACGGAGATGGTTCTAAACTAACTGGGATCGCTTCAACACTAAATGATATTACGAACAATGGCAACACTACAACGAACGCAATGACAGCATCAGCATTAAGGCTGACAGGTTTAGCAGCAGGAACTGCTACAACATCAAGTTATTTAGCCTTAGATTCAAGCAACAATGTTGTATTAACATCTTCATCAGGTGGAGGTGGTGGTTCTGGTGGGACCATTGGTGCCGCAGAAGATGCAGGAGGATATACTGATGGATTGTTTACTGACTTTACTACATCTACAGCGGTTGGCGTACCAATTGACAGGTTTAACGAAGTTTTAAAGATTCTTGCTCCAACACCTGCGCCAAATGTAAAATCAATCAATGAGGATGTTACTGATGGAGTTACAGCTAAATTATCTTTTGGAGCATCATTTCCACTATCTAGTGTTACTTCTTCTGCTACAACTGCTGGTTTTGACGCAGTTGATCGTACTGGTAGCTATTCGGCTACTACTTCTGGTTCAAATATAAGACTAGGAGTATATGATGGAACACAGGACATAACTGGAATTATAAATCATGATGTTGTGCAATCAGTTACAAATGGGTATTATGCCTATACAAATGACGCGTTTGGAAGTGCTAACGAAGGTACTTTAAAGTTAGAACTAAATGGAACTGTCGTCCATTCAATTGCTTTATCTGGTTTAGCAGGTGCTGGTAGTCCTCCAAACGGGTCAGCAAACTCTTTAACTGGGCAATCAGGTTTTACAAATGTTTCTGTTACTGCTTCTTCTTTTGATGGAAATAACTCAGAATGGTATATATTTAAGTACAGAACAGCAAAGTACAAAATAGCAGCTGCTGATCAAAAGGTTGGTTGGAATTATTTAAGAGTAATACACACCTTATCTACTGACAACGCAACAAACTATATAGAATGGATAAACGACACATCAGGTGCAGTTAATATTGCTGAAATGTCAGCTTCGAATTCTAGAATCGATAGTGTTGCACTAGTTGGGTCTAAATATCTTTCAGGTGTGGAATATAACACCGATGCAACAGCTAATTATAAAACTGATTTACTAAATCTATACAATAATGTTTACGCTGCTTCAGGCACTCCTATAAGTTTCACTACAACGAACTCTTCAACACCTTCTGCTCAAGGTGTAGGAGACATCGGAGCCTCTGAGGGAGCCACTAAGGTTCTTGGTGTGACTGGTTCATTGAATTTTAATCAAACAACTTTGTTTAATGCAACAATGTCGTGTAATGTTACTGTCACACACCCATTAAAACAAACAATAACAAACACTGGTTCTGCTGAAGCTAATGGTTTCCTTATAGAAACTAGAACTTTAGCGAGTACAAACCTAGAAGAAAAGTTTCATGATGAATCTTTCAGAAAAACATCAGGCTCATATGATACACAGGGGTCAGTAACTGCTACTGCGGCTACTTGGAGCTCCCAAAATCACATGACTGGTGGAGGAGCTTCAGGACACACTGATGGCTTGTTGTATCACAACCAAAGATTGTACAGTCCAGTTGATGGTGACATTCCAAATGGTGGAAACTTTGCAAGTATCCCTAACACAGAGGCAGGTAATCCAAATTATTCTACAGTTGTTGGTACAAGAACGTTTTATCGTGTTGTGTCTAACTCTAGCGGTGTTACTAAAAGAGATATGAAAATAGTTTCTACAAAAAATAGCACTAGGTATAATAACTCTACGCTTGGAGCTTCAAATGTTCACTTCTTTGTAAAAATACCTGGAGCAACTGGATGGATGGACATATCACAACCTTTTGTTTATGGATCAACTTTTGATGGAAACGGTGCTTTAATCACAACAGCTACAAACAACAGTAATACAAGCAGCACTGATAGTGGAAATGCAACACACTTTGTTTCTTTTGGAACACAGTCTGTTTCTAATGATAATCATGTTATGGTAAAAGTTTTAGCAGATGAGTCTTGGGGTGGATATCTTTCTGAACTTTCTTTTTCAGTTGGTGCCACTACAAATACAACTACCAATACAGGAATTGAATTAGATAATATAGATTTAGACGATACAGCTGGAGAATCTGTTAGGCTTTCTTTTGGCACTAACAATAATATAAACCAATACAGTAACGCTACTGGTTCCTCAATAGGCTTAAGCAATTTTAATATAAACTCTCTTTATGATGATGAAGGTACAACTAGAAGAGGAGTTTTTAAAGCAACAGAGGTGATGGGTGGTACACTAAATGAGAATATTAGTGCTAATGGTTCAAACTATCCAGCAAATTCTTTTAAAGATGCTTTCACTGGTTCCTTATTTTTAATTGTTAATGGTGTGACTTCAAGTACAATGGCACTAGACAGTCTTAGTGCTGGTAATAATTTATCATCAGATACTGGATTTACCCTTGGGGCTGTTGATTTTTCTACAACATCAGATGGTATTCCAGACTATACTAAGCCATATAGAACTGGAACATATAGTATAGGAACAAACAAACAAAATGTTGGCTGGAACTATGCAAACGTTATCCACAACCTAGATTATGCTGGTACCCAAACAATTGTCGTTACAGTTGTCGGTGGAATATTTTATTTTGATGGCGTTAAGGATGTGGTGTTGAGCTTAAAAGTTGGTAATACTTACAGGTTTGATACCTCTCACAGTTCAAACTCAACTCACCCACTAGCATTTAGTACAACTTCTGGTGGATCACATAATGGTGGCTCTCCATACACAACAGGAGTATCTAGTGGATCTGGTTATATAGAGATAACACCACAAGCAGTAGTAACTTTATATCCATATTGCACATCTCATCCAAATATGGGTGGTACTACACAATTAAACATAACAGCCGCAACAAAAGTCCTAACAAACTATGTTGAGTGGATCGTTGACCCATCGGGTTCAACAGATGACACAGCTGTTTCTACTCCAACATTATCCGACTTTGGACACACAAGCTTATACTATCAGTCTGGTATTGGATATTATGCTACAAACCCAACAGCAAGTTTTGATTTTTCTGGTTCTAATTTTTATAGAAATGTCTATCAAGATGGAACCGCAATATCATTTCCAACAACTACAAACTGTGCAGTTACTAGTATAACAACAACTGGTTCTGGTGTTACTGGTGTTACAGTAGCATCTACAACTGCTAATTTACCATTGTTGAATAGCTCAAGCAACTGTCATTTAACAGAATTACAAGTGACCGGAGCACTACAATATAACGGTGCTACTCCATCAATAAGTGGAGGACTTGGATTGTTTACTGCTCAAAGCGTAACAACTACTGGACGAGTCTTACATCCATTTAAATCAGACAAAACTACCAATAGTGCCTCAAAGAACAATCTATTTGTTTATTCTGGCTCTTTAGGATCGACTAATCTAAGCACGGCAGAATATTTTGGATTAGAAAGATATAGGGTTGTTTCTGGAAATTACGCCAATCAGGCTGCTGTAACTTCTTCAGCAAATGCTTGGAATTCTCAAACTGCTTTGAATGGTGGAAATAGCCATGATGATGGTATGGTAACTGCTGCTGGGTTTGCTATCTCTCCATTTAAAATTGGAGTTGCTGGTAACACAGGACACGCATCTTTACAAGCACCAGCAGGAAATCCAGATTACTCTTCTCTAACAAACAATGTTAGAACATATTATAGATATTTTAAATACACTTCAGCTTCAACTGTAGCTAGTTTTACACTAACTCTTCGAGGTGATGCTAATTTAGTTGGAAAAACAGGAACCTATGCTGCTGCATTAGGGGCAAATAAGAACTGCTTTGTAGAACTTAAAGTAGCATATGATCCAAACTATCCCGGGGCCGATGATCAGTCAACTGGATGGGCTGATTGTGCTAAAATCTTTGATGCTGCCGATCAGCCTAATAATGATGGTGCTGGAATTAGATCTGGTGATATGTCAGGAGAAGACCAAACAATAGATTCGGGTGGTCTAGCTCTATCCTTGACTCTTGGAACAAGAAGAATAAAACAAAATCAACATGTTTTAGTAAAAGTTTCAGCTCATAAGGATTGGACAGGATATCTTTCAAGAATAGAGGTGACATACTAATGGCAAAAACTAATGTTACATCGACAAATTTCGCTGCAAAAAAACTACTTGGAAAAACTCAGGTTCGACCATCTTTAACTGATGCCGAAGAAGCATTTCCTTCAAACGTTTCAGTTCCTGGTGCTGGTGTTTTTGCAGAAACTATTCCTAGAGAACCTGGTACAGATTTATTTACTTTATATTCAGCTTCTGCTGGTGCACCTGCAACGGTTGAAAAGGTTTACTTTGATTGTGTAGCTATATCTGATAGTCTTTATGATGGGGACGCATCTGCTGCTGACGGTGGTGATGAATCACAATCTCAAGGAAACCATGCTTACTACTTAAAACTCCCATCAAATTATGAAACCACATCTTCAAATCCAACTAGAGGTACTGGTAGTTTTGTAAACAACAAAAGGATTTATTTGTCTCGCGGAGGCTTACAGATAGTACCCCCATTTGCTACAGATGCCGGTCTCCCCGGAGCTACTGGGAATAACTATTATTATGTAGAGTTATTTACAGGAGACCCAACAAACCCTTCAAACAAAATTTCCTCAACTTCTCCAATTGATTGGCAATTTGATTATTATTCGGGAATTGTGTTTATTCAAGACTACGATGCTTCCAAGATTCCAGTAACTGCTTCGGCTTATCTTTATGTTGGAAAATATTTAGATGAAAAAATATCAGACCTATCTGCATCTATTGGTTCTGGTGGTGGAAGCGATATAACAGTTAAAGATGAAGGGTCTAGTCTATCCACCGCTGCTGTTTCTTTTGATTTTGTTGGATCTGGTGTAACAGCAACAAAACCAAGTGGTGAAAATATAACAGTTACAATACCTGGTGGTATAAACTATTCAAGAGACGTAGTCCTGTCAAGTGTCACAGCTTCAATAACATCTTCAATACTTGGAGTGTCTGGTACTGCTGCTGTTAATATACAACTACCTTCAGCAGGAGCATATACTGCTGGTCAGCACTTTGTAGTAAAAGATGAAAGTGGCGGAGCACACACAAAAAACATAACTATTTTAGCTTCAGGTTCCCAAACTATCGATGGAACAGGTTCTATAACCTTAGAATCGCCTTATGCAGCTGTGAATTTATATTCAAATGGAACTGACAAATTCTTCATTTATTAGGTCGATTGAAAAACTAGATTCTATTTAAAAACCGAGAGATATAGTCTCTCATATGTACATATTATTCATGGAGGATTAAAATATGGCTTATAAATTTAACGTGGGTACCTTTAATTTAGGTGGTACCCTTGATGTTGAAGCTAGTACTGGCGCAGACATCAACTTACCGAATCTTTCGGTTGATAACGCTGACTTAGCTGGTAGTATCAATCAAGCTAAATTGGCTGGTTCTATTCCTGATACAAAACTTAATCAAATTACAACTTCTGATAAAGTTGCTGGTTCTGCTGTTCAGTTAGTAACTGGTGGTGGTATCGAAAACGACTCTGGTCTTGAACTTGTAATGGTTAATGATGGTATTAATGCTATAGATTTTAACATGACAGCTGATACTCTTTATATTGGCTCACAAGGAAATGGTGGAAATATTAGATCTGCTAGTATTGGAGATTTTGTTTCTAGAATGACTGGTAGTGCACTGGCAGCATCAAATGGTGTTCTTAGTGTGTCTGGTCTTGCAAATGCTCAAATAGATAACAATGCTGCAATTAGTTTAACTAAACTAGCAGCTGTTACTGCTGGTAACGTTGTTATGGGTAATGCTTCTAATCAAGCAACTGCAACTGCTATTTCTGGAGATATTGCTTTAGCTAATAATGGTGCTGTTACTTTGGCTGGTACTCAAACTAACATTTCTGCTATTATCAATTCATCGCTAGCGATTGGTACAGCAGCTGATCAAGAATATATTGATTTTTCTAACTCAAACGAGATTAGAATTGCTATTAACAACACACCTCAATTAACAGTTGCTGATAATTCCGTTACTATTGCTGGTAATTTGACTGTTAATGGTACAACAACTTCAGTTAACTCTACAACGCTTTTAGTTGAAGACAAAACTATTGAACTTAATGTTGTTACTGGTTCAGAAGGTAGAACTACTAACTCTGGTGCTGGATTCTTTATTTCAGGTTCTAGTGCAGACAAAGAGGCCTCTTTATTATTAACTGCTGATGGTGGTAAGTTTAAAGCTTCTGGTTCTGCGGGTGGTGGTTTTGATGTTGCTGTTGGTGGTGGTTATGCTATTAATGGAACAACTCTTCTTTCTGCTACTGCGCTTCACGCTAATGTTATTGTAGATGGTGATTCTTTAAACATTGCTGGTTGTGCTTCTTCATTAAATTCTGCACAGATAGCTGATGCTGATTTGTTTATTGTTGATGACAATGCTGCTGGTGATCCAAAGAAAATTACTGCTGGACAGCTAAAGACTTTCTTCCAAGAAGGAGTGTCTGCTTCTTCTGCTAGTAAGTTAAAAAGAACTGTAAACACATACTCTGGTGGTGCTAGTGCTCAACAAATTATCAGTGATGATAGCATGGTTGACGTATTTAATATCACTGGTGCTGCAAGTGCTGTAATTTCTGGTTCTTTTAGCCAAGGAGATCAAATTACTATTAAAGCAGGTCCTCAAGTTTCTACAACAGTTTTTGTTAATGTTACTGGTGCTCTAGGTTCTGGTTTTAGATTTGATGGCTTAGATGGTTTTAAATTAGAATCTGCTAACGCTTCTATTACTCTTGTAGAGTTAAATGGTTCAGGTTCATTTGGTATCTTCTAATTTATTAAAAGATTGTTATTATGTTCTCAAGGAAGGTCGAGTTTTTGCTCGACCTTTTCTATTTATTTAAAAGGAGAAAAATATGTCATACAAATTTTCAAAAGGATCTCAAGTTATCGGAGATTTAAAAGCTGCGGATGATACACAAAGAGACACATTAATAGATTTTGGACAGGACCAAATAGAATTTCAAACAAGCGGATCAACAAGGTTAAAAGTAGAAAATACACAAATACTAACCACTGTGCCATTACATATTAGTGGATCTTTAACTGAAGGTTTGCGTATTGCCAAAGGAGGTTCAGATTATAGAGAAATACAGTTTGAAAATGATGGTGTGGATGCAGCCTTTATACAAGTTGATAACACTGAAGGACTGCAAATCGGATGCCAAGCAGATGCGCAAGAAATTGCTTTTTGGACAACTCAAGGAGGAAGCATTACTGAAAAAATGAGAATAAGAGCCTCTGGTAAGGTTGGTATCGGTGTAACTAATCCATCTCATATGCTTGATATCAACGGAGATATTAGAGTTAGAGGAAATGACATACGAGATAACTCAGGAAACCCAGCAATCTCATTTGACGGCAATGGTAATGTGGGTACACTTCAAATCACTGGTTCTGTTACACCTGATGAGGCTTTAGAGGAACAAACAATTTCTTTTTATTTAGATGAAGGCAACAATCAATTAAAAGTTAAAGTAAAATATTCTGATGGCTTGATTAAAACTGGTACTATTGCCTTGTCTTGACATTGAATATGTCTTTTCTTAATTGTTAAACTATTTATTGTGATAAACGTTTATTTAAATAGGAGAGTATAGATGTCGTCTATGTTAGAACAAGCTATTATTGATGCAAAGGCTCTAAAAGAAGCTGCACTTAAAAACGCCGAACAAGCCGTAATTGATAAATATTCAACAGAAATAAAAGCTGCTGTTGATGAATTACTGGAAGGTAGCGAATCTCAAGAAGTTATCAATGAAGCAATGGATATACCCTTTGCCTCTGATCCTTCTCTTGTAGATGACAAACCTGTTGAA